TGTTGAGAAAGATGAGAACTTAGACCAAGAAAGCGATGCTTGGGTGTACGGCAATGCTCAGGTGTCCGGCAATGCTCAGGTGTCCGGCGATGCTTGGGTGTCCGGCAATGCTCGGGTGTCCGGCAATGCTCAGGTGTCCGGCGATGCTTGGGTGTCCGGCGATACTCAGGTGTCCGGCAATGCTCAGGTGTACGGCAATGCTTGGGTGTCCGGCAATGCTCAGGTGTACGGCGATGCTTGGGTGTCCGGCGATGCTCGGGTGTCCGGCGATGCTCGGGTGTCCGGCGATGCTCAGGTGTCCGGCGATGCTCGGGTGTCCGGCAATGCTCAGGTGTCCGGCAATGCTCAGGTGTACGGCAATGCTCGGGTGTCCGGCAATGCTCAGGTGTCCGGTGATGCTTGGGTGTACGGCAATGCTTGGGTGTCCGGCAATGCTCAGGTGTACGGCAATGCTCAGGTGTCCGGCGATGCTCAGGTGTACGGCAATGCTCAGGTGTACGGCGATGCTCGGGTGTCCGACAATGCTCAGGTGTCCGGCGATGCTCAGGTGTACGGCGATGCTTGGGTGTCCGGCAATGCTCAGGTGTCCGGCGATGCTTGGGTGTCCGGCGATACTCAGGTGTCCGGCGATGCTGATATAGAAAATGATAACAATCATTGCGGATTTGATTGTTTCGGTTCATGCAACCGCCACACTCACGCATATTTGACAAAAGATAATAAAGTCGAAATAACTTGTGGGTGTTTTCGTGGCAGCATTGAAGAGTTTGAAAAGAAAGTGGAGAAGACACATTCGGGAACAATCTACGAGAAACAGTATAAAGCCATCATCAATGTTATTAAAATTAAATTTGGGTTGACTGATTTGATATAGATTAAGTGCATTTGTTTACATGCCTTCCCGGTCTGTGAAGATATGGCGGACAAACATGGTGGTATGGCGGAATTAGAAGACGCTATTAAGCAGTAGATTGATGCTCTAAGCTGAGGATTATAGGAAATGATAATCGGGAAAGGTTGGCGAAAAGGAGACCAGCATATCAGGTAAACGAAGCATTCGATGGTTATTAATCAATCGGTGACGGATACCAAAACCTACAACAGCGAGCCTTATTCATAGTAGGCGATAAAAGATGTAAATGAGCAGCATAACAATCATGCATGTGCAAGTCCTGCTACCACCTCATAAATGTGAGCCACACATAAATGGCAAGGGTTAGTAAATAATGGTTGTGCCCCGGAGAATACGCTTCGGGGCTTTTAATTGAGAAAATTATGAATGAAATATTAACCGGTAAGATTTGCCCTTATTGCGGGAAGCCTACCGAATACGTGGATAGTTCTATAATCTACAGACGTTCTTACGGAATGATTTATCTCTGTCGTGATTGCAAGGCTTATGTAGGCGTACATAAAGGTACAGACCAAGCATTGGGGCGTTTGGCAAATGCGGAACTAAGGGAAGCAAAGAAAGAAGCGCATTTCTACTTTGACCAAATAGCTAAGACTAATCTTATCAATAAAATTTGGAAGAAACATATCCCCAACACTTCAAACAGAAACAAAGCCTACCTGTGGCTATCCAATCAACTGGGCATACCACGTGAGCTTTGCCATATCGGAATGTTTGATGTGGAGGATTGTAAACAAGTTGTTGAACTGTGTAAACCAATAATAGAAAACTATGGAAAATGAAGCAGTAGCATTTATAAAATCAAACGAATGGTTTAAGTCCACTATGGTAGAGCATGGAACGCATAACGGATATGTGGCTGTCCCCCCCTGCGAACAAATATTATGGAATGTCTTATTCTGATATTGATGATATAAGTGTACATGGAGGTATCACATTTTCAGAACCGGCAATAAGCGGTGAAGAATCTATCGGAAGCAAAATGAAAATTAATCCCAAGTATGTCGGAAAAAGAAATCCCATATTGGATGATGTGGAATTCATTACCGATAATACAGAAATAGGTGATGACTGGTGGATATTTGGGTTTGATACATTCCATTATGGAGACAATGAATATGAATGGGACAAACAAGCCGTCGTTCAAGAGACAAGGTTCTTGATGGTACAATTGGCAAATAGACAATGCCGTACTACATAAACAAATAATAATTATGACTTACGAAGAGATGAAATCCAAGGCTTGTGTGGCAAGCAGCCGTAGCAAGCCCAAAAATGAGGAACATAAAATACAATGTTCTTGTGTTAGGTATTTCCGTTTAAAATATCCCCATCTCAGAAATATGCTGTTTGCTGTTCCTAATGCGGCAAGACGTTCTGCAAGGAACGGAGCTTATATGAAAGATGAAGGTATGCTTCCCGGAGTTGCAGACCTGATACTTCTTAAGAGCAATCGTTTCTATGGAGCTTTGTGTGTGGAAATGAAAAAGCCGGGAGAATACCAAAGACCAGTCCAAAAAGAATGGCAAAAGGAATGTGAGGCAAATGGTAACAAATACATCGTTGTCCGGTCATTAGACGAGTTTATTAAAGTGGTGGATAATTATTTGAAAGATATATGACTTATATAGAACTGATAAATAAGTTTTGGTCTCTTGACGAAGACTGGGAATTTACCTGCTGTGAAACGAGGCTTTATTTTTACTTGCTAAAAACAGCGAATCGTTTAGGCTGGGTGGATAGCTGGACGCGTAGTGATACAAAGGTATCATCTGACGTGGGAGTGTCGGTCAACTCAATGAAATCAGCACGTAACAGATTAGTTCAGGCGGGTCTTATCACATTCAAATCAGGCGGAAAAGGGCAACGTGATAAAACAAGGTATCAGATTAGCTATCAAAATTTGACACCTAAAGTTGAACCTAAAGTGAAACCTAACCTTATACCTAACCATGAACCTAAAGTTGAACCTAAACCCTTACAGTATAATGTACGCGCATTAGACAAAGATAAAGACAAAGATAATTATCTCTCTCTCCCGCGCGCGTATGAGGAAATTCCGACTGGGATTTTTGAAAAAGGGTTGGATGAGTGCTATGAAGAATTGAAATCGAATAGTTCATGGATGGAAGCTGTCTGTATGAATACTCGTTTATGTGGGTATAAGGATTTCGCGCCTCCTGATTTTTATGATTATTTGGAGAAGTTCTTTATGAAACTCCAAAACGAGGGAGAAACGGTTAAATCACCCCAAGATGCAAAATCGCATTTTGCTCGATGGCTGAAAATTGAACTTGAAAAAAAGAAAAAAGATGAAATCACCCGAAAAGATAGGCGAATTAATTCCTATACCATCGCCAAAACAGATGGAGGAAGCTCAATCACACCACCTGAATCCTTTGAGTTCTGAAGGAAAGGATGACCAATTCAATTTCTTGTATGGCGGCAAGAAAGGAATGATGTCAAAAGAAGAAATTGAAAAATTTTGGAAGGGAGGATTTGTTATGTCACTGCAACAAGTATCTCCTAATTTTGTAATTGATGAACGAAACAGAAATCTTATAGGCGCGATTTATACATGGATTTGGTCTAATCTTGGAAGGTTCCCTCCAGGGGTACTTGACCCACATAAAGGCTTACTTCTGTGGGGTGAGATAGGGACCGGTAAGACAACACTTCTGAAAGGAATACAAAGATATTTGGCTACTATTAATCAAATTGCTTATGGATTCAGAGCCTCCAATATATGTATTGAAATACGATCTGCCGCAGAAATAGCATTACGATATTCTATTGACGGAATTAATGCTCTTGACTATTGGACGGATCGTAACATGGCAGGCAATCTAGCTATTGATGAGATAGGTCGTGAAGAATTATCCAAACATTTCGGGACATCGTGCAATGTGGTCCAGACTGTATTGCAATTACGTTATGAGCAACGTCATAACATCCTTACTCTTGGAAGTACAAACATGGATATGGCACATCCTGATGAATTTCGAGAGAGATATGGAGATTATATTATGGACAGGGCGAAAGAGATGTTCAACTTTGTTAAAGTTGGAGGAGGTAGCAGAAGACGATAACATCACATTGAAGTATGCCAAAGAAAGTCAAACTGGGAATTGTATATGTCAAATGCCGGAATTGCAAGAATGCCTCGGACTTCGGGGATAATTCTGCGTATTGTAAGGCTAAAGGGCATAGAGTGTGTGCCTGTGACAGATATGGGCAAATTTGCAACAGTTTTCAAAAGAAAGAATTATAACGAAAAAGGAGAAATTTATGAATACCGAGATGCAGAGAAAGATACGTGAATGGGAAGCGGAACGCGACAGAAACCTGCGCATACACTGCCCTCTTGTAGCTGCCAAATTCCAAAGGTGGATTGACAAAATTAATAAAAAGGAGAACGAAAGTATTAACCGCATGAAAGGAAATGTAAAGTGAAAATATACAATTATGAAGCCAAAGAAAAAAATAATAGATGCCGCCATAGCCAATGGTAGCATAGATAGATTGAATATGCTGCTTTCAGCCGCTCACCTGTTGAATTGCGAAGCCAATAACTTAGTAGAGGAAGCGAGCGATTTAATGGCAGAGAACTCCCTTCTGCTTGGAGATTTAAAAAAGTTGCACAATGACTTCGTAAAAGTTGCCGATAAGTATTTCAAGGAGTTCTCCACCCTCATTACTACTGATACCGCCAAGATGGATATGTTCTCTGACCTTGATGGATTTGATAAGGCATTCAGAGAGTGGGCTAAAGTACCGTCAGAGTGGAAACCTAGAGAAGTTTGTAGGAACCATTAATTAAAAGTAATACAGAAACAAGGAAGAATCATGAAAAGAGAATTAACACCTGAGGATATTCAGGAACTGAAAGAAAATCAAATATTCGTTTTTGGAAGCAATATGAACGGCAATCACGCCGGAGGTGCAGCTAGATTGGCTGTTGAGAAATTTGGCGCAATTATGGGGAAGGCAAAAGGGATACAAGGCCGGTCCTATGCTATCCCTACGCTGGACAAGGATATGCAGAAAGTAACTGAAGAAGAACTGCTGGTGTTTTTAGAAAACTTCGGGAATTACGCTAATGAGCATCCGGAAAAGGAATTTCTTCTCACTGCCATTGGCACCGGGATAGCCGGATTTGACGCCAGCTACATGGCGTACATGGTACTTAGAGCAAACCTGCCGGATAACGTTACCCTGCCAAAGGAATTTGTCAAAATCAAAGGATACAAAGGTTTTAACCCCGATATGACATGTAGGGATTTTCAATACGAAGAAGGTAAGGACTACGAAGAAACAGGCGATATAATGGCTTGCAGTAACGGATTTCACTTCTGCCTCCATCCGTTGGATGTGTTCGGTTACTATCCACCTGCCATAGTTGGTATGAATAAGTTCCACGAGGTTGAGGGGACTGGCGATATGGACGTAGATACGGATGATACGAAAATTGCTTGCTCAAAAATCCACATAGGAGCGGAACTAAGTATTAAGAGTATTGTAGACGCAGCCGTTAAGTTTACGTTTGAAAAATGCAAGTGGAAGAAGGGTAAGTCAGCTACAGGCTACCAAGGTGCAGCGTCAGCTACAGGCTACCAAGGTGCAGCGTCAGCTACAGGCTACCAAGGTGCAGCGTCAGCCACAGGCGACCGAGGTGCAGCGTCAGCTACAGGCGACTATAGTGCAGCGTCAGCCACAGGCGACCAAGGTGCTGCATCAGCCACCGGCTACCAAGGTGCAGCTTCAGCCACCGGCTACCAAGGTGCAGCTTCAGCCACCGGCGACCAAGGTGCTGCATCAGCCACCGGCTACCAAGGTGCAGCTTCAGCCACCGGCTACCGAGGTACAGCTTCAGCCACTGGCGACCAAGGTGCTGCATCAGCTACCGGCAAGGATAGCATTGCTCTTGCAGCCGGATACAGGTGTAAGGCTAAGGGAGCTATAGGTTGCTGGATAGTCCTCGCAGAGCGTGGGAGATGGAGCGGTGATACCTACCCGATTAAGGAGGTCAAGGCGTTTGAAGTTGACGGGGAAAAGGTTAAGGCTGACACATGGTATATGCTAGTCAATGGACAGCTTAAGGAGGCTTAGTGGAAGTAATTAATTAAAATCGAGAAAGAAAGGAACTAATATGGAATGTCAATTTATTCAAGACGTAGAGGCATTTGCTAAAGAAATAGCAGTACGCCTACCTAAGACTCGCGAAGGTGGAATTATAATAATGGCTACCGATAGCAATAAAATAGTGAAGTGTATTATAGCCACACCCTCGCAGCAAAAAAAATTAGTTGAGCACATGTTAACTGATGAAAATATACAAAGCAATATTTTGGAAATCATGTCAGAATACGATAGTGAATAACCCTCAAAACAATATAGAAATGAAGAAGATTAAAGATTTAACAATCAAGGTAACTTATAGAGTTGGACTTAGTGATGTTGAAGTCCCTGACAAAGTTTATGATGAATTAGCTAAAGCTTATGATGAAGGTGGGTATGTACCTGAAGGGGATGATGAGCTTGAAAATGCAAATGAATGGTTATTAGATAATATCCGACAAGAGGATGCAATGGATTGGGAGTTTGAGATTGACGATTTTCAAGATGAATAATTCAAAACGAATTAGAAAGGAACTAAAAGATGATACTTACTACTGATAAGATGGTATTTGTTACTGATTTAGAAAATTCGGACGAATATATTGAGAATCTTATAACTGAATATGGCACTAATCAATATCGTATAAAGGTTGACCGGACACTCAATCCACCATATTATCAATTATTTCACGAATGGAAAGAAGGCAAGCGAACGCTTAATAATCATTTGTTTTCTTCAAGTAGATTGGAAAAGATTGTGGATTACATTAATCAGAATATTCAATAAAATATAGAGATGAAGCAAAGTAAATTGACTCATGGCTCTCTGTTTAGTGGGATAGAAGGTTTCGGCTTGGGTGCAGCGTTTGCCGGAATAAAAACACTTTGGAGCTGCGAATATGAAGACTATCAAGCAAGTATAATCAAAAAAAATTTTGGAGAAAACCATGAAATCAACAGAGATATTAGAACGTATTCAAATCCAACATTTGTTGACATCATCAGCGGTGGATTCCCTTGCCAAGACATCAGCGTTGCTGGAAAAGGTGTCGGAATTGTCGGTGAAAGAAGTGGCTTATGGACTGAAATGTACCGAGTTATACGGGAAGTTAGACCTAAATACATCATCATTGAGAACAGTCCAATGCTCCTTATTCGGGGATTTGAACGGGTCTTATGCGACCTTTCCGAAATCGGGTATGATGCAGAATGGCAATGTTTATCAGGCACCGACTTTGGTATACAACAGGGTCGGGAGCGATTATATTGTATTGCCTACTCCTGTGAAGTCAACGGCAAAAGGAGCACCCAAGAATCGATATTTCGGAAGCCCTACCTATCGGGGCAATATACACGAGTATATCCGGGATGGAGAACAAGACAGTCAATACCCTCACCCCGATTTGCTGGAAAGTCTAATGAACTTCCCGATAGGGTGGACAGAACGGAGTGTATAGGCAATGCAGTACAACCTATAATTGCGCACTATTTATTTGAATGTATTAAGATTTTCGATAAACAATTAGAGTAAAACAGATCAGAAATGAACAAGAAAGAGCAGCAAGCGATCGACTTTCTTCGTAGTATGGAGCGTGACGATCTGCTATCACTCGGATTCTCCGGAGGTAAGGATAGTGTAGTTATACTTGACCTTGCTGAGCGTGCAGGCATTAAGTATAATGCGATTTACGCCAACACCACAGTAGATCCACCGGGCACGATTAGCTTTATAAAGAGAAACTATCCGCAAGTGAGGATAATTCACCCAAAGAAATCTTTTTTTAAGCTGATTGAGGAAAAAGGTTTTCCATCTCGTTTACGTCGGTTCTGCTGCGAGGAATTGAAAGAGCGATATGGAATTGGTAAGCGAAGCATTGAAGGAATGAGAGCTGCCGAAAGTAGAAATCGAAAAGATTATGAGCCGGAGCAGTGTGATACAAGAAAATGGATGAAAGGCGCAAAGCATATTCTTCCTATCCTTACATGGACAGAAGAAGATGTCTGGAATTACATTCGTAAGCGCGGTTTGCCATATTCGAAATATTACGATGCTCCATATAACCTTTCTCGGCATGGTTGCGTAGGTTGCCCGCTCTGCAATTCTAGGCAAATGCAGCTAGAATTTAAAATATTCCCCGGCTATGCTCGTAGAATGATAGTAGCCGTTGAGAGGTATATGAGCACTCATCCAAATGGTTTCCTTGCTCGCAATTTTGCGGATGGCTACGAAGCTTTCTATTACTACATTAACGAAATACCTATTGCGGAATTTCACGAGCAAAAGAAAGGTTTATTCGGTTTCAGTGCAAAGGAGATTATTCAAAGAGAAATTTTAAATCAATTAGAGTAAAACAGATCAGGTATGAATACACAATTTGAGCGGTCAGCATGCGCTACCGATGAATGGTATACACCGAAGGAGATTATAGATGCGTTGGGTGAATTTGATTTAGATCCGTGTGCCCCGGTCAACCCACTATGGCAAACAGCTAAGGTGATGTATAATAAAAGCGTCGATGGGTTAAAACAGGAATGGAAAGGCCGTGTATGGCTAAACCCGCCTTATTCCCGACCTCTAATTGAAAAATTCATCAGCAGAATGGCAGAGCATGGAAACGGTATCGCTTTACTTTTCAATCGTTGCGACTCAAGGATGTTTCAAGACATAATTTTCGAAGAAGCAACGGCGATGAAGTTTTTGCGCAATAGGATTCGTTTCTTTCGCCCGGACGGGACTCGTGGAGATTCACCCGGTTGTGGTTCCATCTTAATCGCTTTTGGCGAGGATAATGCGGAGATATTAAGGACTTGTAATATAGCAGGTAAGTATGTTAGAATCAATTAGAATGACAAAAAAATGAATAAGGAAGAATTTCTGAGCAAAAGAGACGCCATCGATTTAAAGTTAAAAGAATTGAATGGCGAAAAGGAGCAGTTGGAAAAGGAATACATTGAATCCAACCAAGGATTCCCTATTGGAAGCAAGGTCTGTATAACAGTCCCGGCTCATGAAAGGTTTTCTCTTTTGAGCAATGAAAGGATATTGGTCCCCGAAGCGAAGAAGTTAGCCTATATTGCAGATTATGAGATTGATGATAACGGAGAGGTTGTTCCCTCTTTAAGGCAGTTGGATTACAATGGGGGCATGTCAGAAATGCCTTTATATGTTAATTTTAAAAAGGTTATAATTGAATTAATGTAAATCAGAACAGAAATGAATACTAAAACATTTCAAGAAGTCGCCAGGATTTGGAGTGCTGCGAAGCGACCTATCATAAAGCATGCCACGATGTGCGCGTATATGCTTACCCTTCAAACCCATTTACTCCCATATTTTGGGACGGCGACAGCTATATCGGAAA